TCATCCTCCGTACACCCCCCGGGCGGACGACACGATTTCTTCATTCAACCGGTCCCGGATGTTGGCGATGATCTCGTCCACCGAACGGCCGTCTTGCCGGACGTGCGTGTCCCCGAAGGTGAGCTGCGGCTGCAGCGTCACGAAATTCTGGATGTTCTTCATCTCGGCCAGCTCGCGCATCGTCTGAAGGTCTTCGCTGGAGACGTCCACGGTGTCGTTGATTTTGCCGACTTCGTTCACCCGGTTTACGCTGTCGATGTCGGCCTTGACGGGCGAAGACTGCAAAGGCACGGAATAAGGATTTCCGTTTGGCTTGCCCGCTGCTTCGGCAGCCGGCGGATTGGCGACCCGCGAATTGGCGGCCGCCGGACCGGCGGCATGCTTGGCGGCGCGGCTATTGATAAAATTCTGCCGATCCTGTTCCCGCTGAGCGGCTTTCGCCGCCGCGTCGGCCCGCATTCGGTTGATCAGATCCTCACCGGCCTGCTTGACGGCTTGCGCTTCCGCGGCGGCCTGCGCTGCGAAGGAGACATGAGGAATGGGTTCGAAACTTGTACCGAAGATTTTATTCAACTTGCCGGTGAGCCAATTGACCTGATCGATGACGCCGTTGACCAAATTTTCGATCAGCTTCAACGCCTCCACTTTCGCCCATAAAAATCCGTTGACAATGCCGTTTCCGACCTGCAGAAAGAAAATCGGAACCTGATCGAAAAAATTCAGAATTGTATTCCAGATTCCGATCAGGCCGGCCGCGAATTGGTCATTGGTCTGCCAAAGCCGGATCAGGTACGCAATCAACCCGGCAATCAGCGCCGCGATCAGGACGTAAGGGTTGGCTCTCGCCGCCGCGTTGAGAAGCTGTTGCGCAATCGACGCCGCTTTCGTCGCGATTTCAAACCCTTTCGTTACGATGGCGGCCCCGTTGATGGCCAGGACCAACCCTCCGAAGGCCACGGCAACGCCCGTTACGATCGGCCCGATGGTCGACCAATTGTCGGAGAAGAAAACGAATACCCTGCCGGCCCAATCCGCCAATTGAACGAGCCGGTCCACCGCTACCGAAACCGCGCTTGTCAGACCGGCGAAAAGCCGCTGCCCTGCGTCGCTCTGCATATAGGCGGTGAACTGCCGGACTTTCTCGGTTATTTTCTGAAGCGGGCCATTCGCCTGTCCCAGCGTCGCAAACCAGCTTTGAAACGTATTTTTGGCAGCCGTCATCGCCCTTCCGAAGCTCATCGGCGTTCTCTGGAACATTTGATCGACCTGCTCGCTTTGATGGGCAAAAGCTTGAACGATTTTATCCGCGGTCAGCTGACCTTCATCGCCCATCTGCTGAAGCTTTTTGACGGAGACGCCGAGACCGTCGGACAGAATCCGCAAGAGCGCCGGATCCGGACCGGCAAGAGAACGGAGCTCGTCCCCTTGCAGAACGCCATCCCCCAGCGATTGGGCCATTTGCTGCATGGCGTCCTGCGCTTGCGCCGGGGAAGCACCGCTGATGGCGAGCGATTTGTTGAAATTTTCGGCGAAAGCGAGCATCTGATCGTTGTTTTTAAAAACGCCATTCGTCTCGGCACCGATTCTGGCGATGAAGTCCGCGGTCGCGGTATAGCTGTCCCCGGTTCGGTTCGCGACGTCCAGCACCTGCTTCTGGAAAGCGGCCTGGGAGCGCAATCCGTCGTTGACCAGGGCCAGACGCGCGTTCATTGCGTTCAGCTCGTCGGACCCGTTCATGACATTCTGGATCGCGCCCCAAGTTTTGCGGACGAATTCAAGCCCTTTGCCGAGCGACTGGATGACGGATCCGCCTTTTTTAGCGCTGACGGCCAAAGCGTTCAATGTGCCCACTGCCGAAGATACCGTTGCCACCGCTTCACCTCCTCCGCTTTACTTTCGTTTCATTTTGTCCGCTTGCTTCTTCTCGGCTTCGATGCGAATGTCGATCGCCGCCATAATGAAAGCTTTCTCCTCCCGGGACAGATGGGCGAATTGCCCCGGGAGGATATGCAGCTTATGGAGGGCGTAGTAGGCGTAATTGGCTTCGCCGTCGCCCTCCAGGATCAGTTTTTTGCTTCTTCGACCAGATCGTTCATGTCGACGTCGAAGCCGCTCAGCTTCTGGATTTGATTGGCCAGCTCGGCCATCTCGCCGGCGAGCAGCACTTTGTTCAGGTACTCCTCCGGCGTGGTGCATCCGAGCTTCTTGATGCTCTCGGCATTTTTGAAGTCCGGTTCGATCGTATGGTGGATGATGACCTCGAGGTTGAACTTCTGGGCGTCGAACTCGACTTTCCGCCCTTTCTTGACTTCCGTGCAGCGCCGGCGAATGTCGTCGAATTCCCGGCTGGTCATCGCCTTGATTTTAAATTTCAAAGGTTTGCCGTCTTTATCGCGAAAGCGGGCGGAAACGACGACTTCGTCGGTCAAGTTGTCGATCGGGTTGGCATTGAGAAAATCTTGGAGTTCGCTCATATGGCCCTCCCGTTATGCGCCGGTGATCGTGCTGAATTGATCCAACAGATCGTAATCGCTGAACGTGAACGGCATTTCTTCGTCGAGCATGTCGTCGCTCGTCGCGTCGAATTTGGCGGCGATGACGCTGTCCAGGTTGCAGCCGATCAGCATGGCCGTTTGCTTGCCTGTCCCCGAAGTCGGGTCTTCGTTGATCACCTGCAAGTCGAACCAGAAGTCTTTGCCGGTTTTGACGAAATCGCGCATGAGCTGCCGGAACACCGACGTCACGTAGTAGATCGTCAGCGTGCCGGTGCCTTTCCAGCCGGCCGAACGGGACGCGGTATTCGTCCTGCCCAGAATCGGGACGTCGACCTTGTTTTTCTCGATCGTCGCTTCGATGGATTTGGCGTAAAAGAGCTCTTCGCGCCGTCCGTTGATCGTCGCGTAGGCCCGCGCCTGTTTCCCGCTAATCGCGTCATATTCGCGCATCAACATATCGAATCACCCCTCAGCGGACCGTGACGGTCATGTAAATTTTTTCGATCGAATCGACAGGCTGCACCCATTGGTTTACGACAACCGCGTCCGAATCCGTCCCGGGCAGCACTTCCAGATCGGTTTGGCTGTCAAAGTTCTGGATGGCGCCGAGATTTTCATATTGGGCGATCAGGTTGATGATCTCGCCCTTGAACAAGTTCCGGCCGTCGGCGTTGTTGCCGACTTTGCCGATGTAAGACTGCGAGAACACGCGCATGTAGTCGCTCGCCAGGCCGTCCAGGACGCGGAGCACGCGGTTTTTGGCAAACGGCTTGCCCTTCTCCGGAGTAAACGTGTGCAGCGTGTTGATGTCCTGCTCGACGATCGCCCGGCCGCTGTCCGACGTAAACAGAAATTCGCCGGCCTGCAGCGCCGCGGCGATCTGGCTGTTCGTGTACTTCGGCGCCGCGTCCACGGCGCCGTCGTAGGCGTCGTAGGTGAGCGACTCGTTGGCGGCGGCACCGGCCGTCGCCCCGGCGACCCACGCCACCGCCTGCGCCGCCGTCAGCGTCGTCCCGTCGTCCAGCACGACCCCGTTCTTCACGCTGATGACGCCCTCGTAATCGGCCGCGGGATAATTTTCGACGACCACCTGGATCTTCTTCCCTTCGTCCTCCCGCAATCGCTTGGCGAAAGAGACGAAGACTTGCTTGGTCGCCTCGTCCGTCACGGTGAGCCCGACGGTATTGAAATCGTAAACCTCGATCGCGGCCAGGTAGTCGAGATAGTCCTGCGCCGTCACGGACCCGTCGGAGCCGCCGGTCAGCGGCGTGCCGGCGGTCATTGTCAAGTCGCCGGTGCCGGACCACGTCACCCAGTCGTTCGCCGTCAGTTCTTCCGCCGCGGCGACCGTCTGCGAATCGGCCTCCGCGCCCGCCACCAGCGTCTTCACGTCCGCCTTGTCCGGATCGTCCAGGTTGGTCCGGATAACCACGGAGATGTCGTTGCCGCGCGCGCCGCCGTATCGGGCCGTCGCCGTCAGCGAACCGACCGTCGCGGCAGCCGCGGTGCCGGCGTTCAGCCGGTACAGCAGCAGCGTCCCGGCGCGTTTCAGCGCCTCGCGCACGAGCAGAAGCTGCGGCGCGGCCAGCGGGTAGCCGAGCGCATCGAACGTATCCGCGCCGGCTTCGACCGCGATCACCTGCTTGGCCGGGCCCCAGGACAGCGCCAGCGGCAAGCTGACGACGCCGCGGTCGCCGATGGAGACGCCCGTCTTGACTTCGCTGTAAGTGTTAATGTAAACGCCAGGCCGGACTTTGTTTTGCGTGGTCCAGGTTCCGCCCGCCATTTTACAACACCTTCCTTTTCGCATAATCGTCAATCGTTTTCCGCGCCTGTTCGACGGTATAGGTCTCCCCGTCCTTCAGAAGCGCGCGCAGCGCGTCTTTCTGAACCGGCGCAAAAAGGTTCGAAACCAGAAACTGCTCTTTGTGATAGGTCAATACGGTCTTATCGCTCAACGCTTGATCCCCTCCGTCACGTCGAGGCCCGCCATCGCCGGATCTTCCGGCTGCGGCGCCCAAACGTGGAAATGATATTCGACGAAGAAATGAAGCACCCCGTCCGTGATTTGGAAACGAATTCCGGTTCCGCGAACCGGCCGGCCGGCGGCCTCAACCTGCTGAAGCGCCGCGATCAGCTGCTCGGCCATCGCATACAGATCGTCGCTGCCCGGTTCCGAAGCGAAGTATTGCACATCGAACGGATGATTCCGCATGAACCGCCGTCCAAGCTCCTGCGTCTGCGTCGGCTGCAACAGCTGCACGTAAAGGCAGGGCGGACTCAGGTTCTGCGATATTTCATCCGTAACCGGAATATTCGGAAAAACTTCTTCCAGCGCGGCATGGACGGCATCACGGACATCATGGATGGTGACGGCCGGCACGCGCTCACCCCTTTCCTCGATCGTTGCTGATCTTCGTACCCGAGTCCCGGATTTTTGGCTCGCTCAAACCATGGGCATCATCCTTCCTTTGTCTGAAGCGGCTTCGTACTTTTTGTCGTGTTCGCGATCACCTCCGCAATTTGGGTCCCGAGCCCCCGCCCTGGCCGCACATCACCGGGACTTCTACCCATGCAAAAGGACCGTCCATAGAAGGACGGCCCTTTCGCATACTTCCGACAATAGCATCTTAACACGGTTAACGAAGCCGAAAGTCGCATCGAAGTCGCACTCACCTCCAGCCGATTTTTTCCGCAATCGCATAGACGATCTCGTCGCGCCACCGGATGACCGTTGCCCTGTGCGCCGGTATGGCGCTGGCAATCCCGTCCCACGTCAACGCTTTCGACCGGTCCCAGTAGCGCAATTGGACCACTTTCTTTTTCTCGGCCGGCAATCTTTCCACCACGTGCTCGATCGCATCCACAATCCGTTCCAGTTGCTCGATTTTCCGGTGCGAAATCAGCATCACCGCCGCTTGAGCGGTCGGATCCCCCGGCAGGTTGCCGCGTCCGCCTCCTGCGTTATCGTCGCTTCTGCGTCCGGTGCCGTGCAGGATTTCGTTTTTCAACCGAATGATCTCTTTTTTGGTGTCGTGGTAGGCATAAAGCTCGGATTCGATGTGCTGAATCGTTCCTTTTCGCAGCTTGATCATGACGGTCATTCGTTTTTCCCCTTTCGCAGTTGTTGTGGATAAATAAATTATCTAAATGGCGCAAAAAATAAATTGACGCAGTTAATTAATTTATCTACAATAATGAGTAGATCATTGAATTATCAATTTTGCGCCCGCTTATTTGTCATCGCCCTAGCCTCCTTTCGATGATTTTACTATATAGGATAATTAATTTATCCGTCAAGCGTATTTTGGATAATTTATTTTGAAGGGTTGGTTGCTGTGACTTTCGCCGAACGATTAATTGCATTGCGCGAGCAAAAAGGGATGAGCCAATACGACATTGCTGCAAAATTAGGCATCAAACGTCCAAGGTATAACGCATGGGAGCAAGGATTGTCCAAGCCCCGGGCCGATATGCTCGACAAGCTGGCCGAACTGTTCGGCGTAACGACCGATTACTTGTTGGGCTATACGCCCTCGGAATCCGAAGCAACCCCTTCCTGGGCCACATCCAAAGACAAACGCGACTTCAAGAAAATGCTCGAAGAAGACGCTCCGGTCATGTTCGACGGCGTGCCGCTGGACGAGGAGGACAAGGAGAAGGTCCTCAAGGTCTTGGAAGCTATATTCTGGGATGCCAAAAAGCGAAACAAGAGGAAACCGATGGACAAATAG